TTGTAGGGTATGATTCTCTCCAAGCTTGTTTTACTGCAAAAAATTCTTTATTTATTTCTTGTATTCTTTCTCTTGTTGCTTTTACTCTTTTAGAAGAAATTAAAAGTAAATTTTTTGATTCGTTTTGCAATTCTACTAACCTGTTTTGAAAATCTTGCGGAGTTGTCATAATATTTTTGTTTTGTTGTTGTTTTCTTTAGCAAATATCGTAATAAAAATTAATTACGCAATACATTTTTCAAGAAAATTTGCAATATTTTTTTCTTTTTCTGTATTCCACTCATTAACAGCATCTTTGTAAAGACTATCAAGCCACCAATGTAACTTATAAGTTCCGCTACCTTTAAATATTAAACCATTTTTAAAGGTATGCTCTAGGCGATCAAGATTCTTTTTTTTAAATAATTCTATTTTATCGGCTAATTTCATTTTAGTATATTTTAAACCTTATAAATTCCTCTCCTTTTTTTACTATTGTTTTAAACGTGTGTAATTCGTATATGAATCGGTCATCCACTTTATACTTTTTTACCAAGCAATCTATAAAAGTTTTTACGCAGTTATCTATATCACTTGCTCTGGAACTAAAACCAAACTCTAAAGCCAATTTTATATTAGTTTTGTCAGGAATTTCTATTTTATTCGGAAGCAATCGTAAACACTGAACTATAAAAATATCATATTCTTTTGTCCTAAATTTACGACCTTTAAAAGCTGCATTTATTGACATCGGTTTAATCTGTAATTTTATATCCATTAGAAAGCTACTTCTTTTTTATTATTAACTACTATTCCTTCTTCAATTTCGTATGGTAACCAATCTTTATTTATTCCAAACATTAAGGTCTTAAATTCCATATTACGACTATACTCACATTTTGCGCTCGATATTTCTTCTTCTTTGTCTATAAATACAACTGTTTCAGCTTTCTTTAAAACACTTGATCCAACGTGACCTACAGGTTTAGCAGTTCCGAAATTTTTATGTAAAATACCTGTTATATGCATTTGTTCTTTTACTTCTTTACGTGCTGTCCATTCAAGTAACTTCTCGGTTAGTCCTGTAGCTTGTTCTAAACTATTAAAATCGGTTACCAAGTCAACATATCCATCTATTGACATCAATCCAATATCTTTTTTAAATTCGCTCTCATAAACCAACCAATTTATAAAATCAAAACGCTCTTTAGGCGAATACGTTCTTAAAGAAAATGTCTTGTATAAATCATAGTTAGAACCAACCAAATCTAAAACCCTTCTCACTACTCTTTGAGTATGGTGCTTTGATTGTTCTGTATCAATTGATATTATTAATTTATCGTTAGTATTATGACCTTTAATCGAAGGATTATAAATATTGGAAGATCCGCCAATATAAGCAGCTTCAATCATAGATTTAAAAAATGTTTTTCTACTTTTAGAAGCTCCGACTATACAAGAAAAATCGCCATAAGAGCCAAACGGAATAGGATAATTTATGCCTTTATATTCAGAAGAACCTATACTTATTGCTACAGGTTGTGGCTTTATTTCTTCTGCTGGGTCTACATAACTATTTTTAAAAATATCTAAAAAGTTTGTGCCTTTTATTATTTCATTTTGTTTTCCAATTTCTATTTTTGGTATATTAATTTCCATATTTTTACTAATTTTTGTTTTTGAAATTAATAATACAGTTTGTAATTGCGTTATTAATCGATTTGAATACGTTTTCCTTTGTGAATTTACCTAAAACATATATTTGTATATTTTTTTTATTTTCATTCATTAAAACGCCTTGTTTTGCTTCTTCTTCTTTTGTCAATTGTTTTAAATGATCCGTATTAATTCCGATTGATTTTAAATACTTATTTAATTCCAGGTGATTTAATCTATTTAAGAAATCATCACACGTTTTTTCTAATGGTGCATCTAAAACCTCATTTAGTTTTTTATTTGCAAAGTCAATATCCTTGTAATATTCTAATTCGTGCATTAGGCAATAAACATACATCTTGGCAAAAATAGTATTTTCTTGGAAGGCTTCTTTATTTATTTCATTTGTTTTTTCTGCAATGCTTACTAAACAATCCAAATCAAATTGGCACGGCTTAATATTTTCCTTTGTAAATCTTTCAAACAACCACTCAAAAGACTTCTTTAAATTTGGTTTGCTCATAGTCGGTCTTGTTGTTTAGGTTTTGCTTTTTTAATTTCTTGAGCGTATTTTTGCATTTTATCAGGTCGGCTTATAAATTCCAATGTTAAATATTTAGGGTTTTCTTTGTGGTAGTCATCGTTAAAACAATTTGTAATAGCGTTAACAATATCCAATTTAGAATAACCTTCTTTTAACCTTGCGTTTATTTGTCTTTTTGATTTATCACAAACTACTTTTAGTTTTTTACCTGTTATAGAATTGAATTGTAAAAGAAGTGCATCCCAATTGACCGAATGGTCAATATCTTTTACTTTCTCTTTTACTTCTACTTCTACTTGTAGGCAAGGGGGTTTAATACCCCCTAAGCTACCCCCTACGGTAGGGGTAAAAATATTTCCTGTTTTATCTTCGTAACCCTTTACCTGACTATCAATACTATTAGTTTGGCTTACATACGCAAACTTTGCCATACCTTTTAAATTAGTTGGCTTAATTCCTAAAAATTGCCTATCTAATAAAGCATCAATAAAAGCTACCTTATCTTCTATTTTTTCAAGTTCATTATAAACATCAAAATAAGATCTGAAGAAATTAAAACCTTTTCTTTTTGTTAATTTTTCCATAATTAATTTTTTAAAAAGAGAAAACCCCAAACAATGCACTACTACTGTTTAGGGTTTCTCGGTTAGACTATTGTCTAAAATATTTTCCTGTTGGTAGTGCTTCAACAGCTACAAATATAATACTTTTTTTGAATAAATAACAAAAAGATATAAAAAAACCGCTAAATTTCTTCAGCGGCTAAAACAAAACGGGTAAATATACTAAATTAAAATAGTTTTTGTTGTGATACGTGATTTTGTATTCTTTGCATTGCCTTATCAAAATACTCTTTATCAAGTTCACAAGCTGTTAAATCAAAACCGTAATCGTGGCAAGCTATTGCAATACTACCACTGCCTAAATGCGTATCAAGTATTTTATCGCCTTGTTTAGCGTACTTATCTAATATCCATTTGTAAAGTGCAACAGGTTTTTGTGTTGGGTGTATTCTTGTTTCTTTATTGCTCATATCGTGCTGAATCATACCGTGCCAAGCTATATTTACAAAGTCTAATTTATTTAACCAACTAACCCAAGCTAATTCTCCTGTGCTATAAGTCGGCATAGTTACATTTTTATGCCAATAAATCATTCCCCCAACTAATCCAAAGTAATTTGCACCCCAAATAATTTGACGTTTTGAAACTCTCTTTAACTCATCAAAATATTCATCTGAAGGAATATCTGAATCCCATAATTGTGAACCATATTTTTTTGATTTAGTTGCTGACTTTTTTGTTTGAACTTTATTTTGTGAGTTTTTTACATCGGCATCAATTCCATAAGGCGGGTCTACTATTGCTAAATCAAAATAATTATCAGGATAACGAGCCATTAACTGCATATTATCTTCGTTTGTAATTGTAAGCATTTTATTTTTGTTTTTAGTTTATATTAGAAAACGTGCGTAATTCGGGCAATTTGACCGTTATTTTTGCAGTGCAAAAAACCTTCAAGAGCTTTTGGAGAATGCTGATATCCTTGTCTGTGATGCCAACTGTCAGCACTTGAAGGACTTCTTAAAGACTCAACTGTAATACCTACGTAATCTTTACTTGTTTTGTGGTGTACGTGGTGTGTATAAACGTATCTATGTTTTGTTAAGCTCCATTCAATAGGGAACTCCTGAGCCATTAATAAAGGCAATAATTCCTGTTTTGCACCATCACCGTGAGTAGTTCCAATAAGATTGTTATAGTATCTAAAACCTTTGCGGTGTGCTATCGAAGTATCAAAAGTAATATTTTGGCAGTTTTTAAAATATGTTTCAATTACTTGTGCTAAAAAGAATCCATTTGTATAATCGTGGTTACTTGGATTAAAGCAAAAATGAACGTCTGCAATAGGTAGTAATATTTCTAAAACATCAATATAAAGATTTTTAGCTATTATAAAGTTTTCGAACCACATTCCATCAGTATCTTGTGGTGTACCGCTTGTAGTTGTTCGTTTTGGATTGTCAATGTGTAAAATATCATTACCGCCAATAAACAAAATTTTATCAATATTAAAAGAACTAACCTTTTGTAAAATACCTTTTACTCCTGCTAAAACTCTATGGACCGCTATTTGGTTATTATAATCTTCTCCAGTTTCAAAATGTTTTGATAGCTTACCGATGTGTATATCTGCAGGATCGAGTACTAATAAATAAGAATCTTTGTTTTCAATTCGTTCTAACTTTACAAAATTAGGAGCGTATTCCTGTAAATCTTTTATTAAAGTTTTTGTAAGGTCTTGAAATTGTTTTTCGTCTGCTTTCTCAAATAGTGGATTAGTAACTCTAACCGATTCATTTTTATTTTTTAGCCATAACATCGGAACTGTTTTCGGATTAACTCCTACGCTGTTACAAGCGTTTAAAATACCTGTATTGTCTTTTAGTTTGGCAATATATTTTCTAAGTCCTGAAGTTTGTTCAGGTAAAATCTGTTTGGCTATTTCTCGATTGCTTAAACCTTTCTGTAATAATTCTAAAATATCTTCATTATACTTTGAAAAAATACTCATATTTTGGTTATTTGATTAAAAAAAAATACGCCCTGTTATAGAGCGCATAAATATACTAAATTAAATCTGACAAATCGACTTTCTGAAATCCTTCAGGTTTCAATATCTTTCCATCAGGATCTAACAATACTTTACCATTTGGAAACTTTGTCATATTGTTTGCGTGAACCCTCCTAAATGCTTCCGAAAATATATCCTGCAGTCCGTGAAAGTTTATACTTCCAAATAATACATAAGCCTGATCCACTAATGCATCTAATATCTCAACTTTGTCATTGTTATAACAAGCACCCAAATACTCTAAATTTTCCTCTTTCATTAATTTATAACGTAATTCACAATCATTGTAACTGTTAACCGTTGGTAAATCGTTAACTATTTGTTTTCCTATTGTCTGAAATTCTCTAACCTCGTTTAACATATATTTCTATTATTTGTTGATTTGTAAAATATTGTCCGTGATATAAAAAACCGTCTTTAACTTTGACTAAATTAGGTTCTGTATCAATCCATTCTATTAATTCAGCTATTTTATTTGTTTCCATTTTGTTTATGTTATTTTATATACACTATATTGTCCTTTTTGAAAAGCATCTTTAATCTGTTTTTTCTCCATTTCTTTGGCTTGTTCTAAAATATCATTCCATTTTGTAGAATGCAAATAATGTAAATTATACATTAAAAATTCTACTGCTGTTTGTTTATTTTTCATATTCTTTTAACCAAAGATTAATAACTAATATACTTTTTTCTAAATCTGTTTTAAACTCTCCTTTTTTTTCTGCTCTTTCAAGTCTTTTGACAATGTCGAATAAATAAGGATTCCAATTTCTTTCGGATGCTACTTTATACAAAGTGCCTTTTGAATTATCATAATGTTTTGGTGCTTCCATTTACATATTTTCGTTAAAGTTAATCCTTAAAATTGTATCTATTTTTTTAGTGATTTCCTGAAAGTACGTACTTTTTTGTATTGTATAAGTATCGGCAACCTCATTATTTAAAAGTTCGCACATTTCTATAATATCTTTTTTTAATTGGATCATACGTGGTGCAGTTACTTTTAAGTCATCTAAATTCTCCATGACCAATTGCATCAAACAATAAAATTTGTGCATATTTTTATTTTTACTTTTGCTCATTTTGTTTTTTGTTTTTATAACCC